AGTTCTTTGCTAGCAGATACTATTCCTCTGTTTGATCTTCGTTCTCAAGACACAAAGAATCGTCAGAATTCTATTGATAATGTGGATGAATTCACCAAGCAACAACTTGAGATTGAAATTCAGAAGCACTTTGTTTCTGCTATGGATCTCTACAAGACTATGCTTGACAAGGGAATTGCAAAAGAGTGTGCTCGTTTTGTATTGCCTCTAGCAACTCCTACTCGTATCTACATGACAGGATCTGTGCGTTCTTGGATCACATATATTGCACTACGAGAAAAAAATGGAACTCAAAAAGAACACATGGATATTGCTAAAGAATGTAAAAAAATCTTTGCCGAGCAATTTCCTATCTGTACAGAAGGACTTGGGGGAGTAGAAAATCAATGGGTATTGTAATATGGATCTAAATAAGCACATAATTTAGGAGGTAAAATTTTGCCGACATATCCCGTAGTGAATAAAGAAACTGGAGAACAAAAAGAAGTAACGATGTCTGTTACTGAATGGGACCAGTGGAAAATTGACAATCCAGATTGGACAAGAGATTGGAGTGATCCATCTACTTGTCCAGCAGCTGGTGAAGTTGGTGATTGGCGAGACAAGATGAGTAAAACTCATCCTGGATGGACTGATATCATGAAGAACAAGATTGTTCCTCAGGCAAAAATCAAAAACAACCGAACCATTACTGAAAAATATCGTTAATCTTATGCCAGTACGAAAGAAGACTACAAAAGCACCAGGACAAGGTATGACTGCTAAGCAAAAGAAGCGTCGTAAGCCTATTGATGAAGCATACATGATTCCTATTGAACCTCTCACGCATAATCAGCAGGTTATGTTTGATGAGTGGGATAAGGGTCAGATGATCTATGCATATGGTGTTGCTGGCACAGGTAAAACCTTTGTTGCACTCTATAAGGCACTCAAAGATGTCTTGAATGAATACACACCATACGAAAAGATCTACATCGTTCGTTCACTTGTTGCTACACGAGAGATTGGATTTCTTCCTGGAGATCATGAAGATAAGTCATCTCTGTATCAAATTCCTTACAAAAACATGGTACAATCCATGTTTGAAATGCCTGATGACAATTCATACGAAATGCTGTATGATAACCTGAAGGCACAAGAGACTGTCTCTTTCTGGTCTACAAGTTTTATTCGTGGCACAACTCTTGATAACTCTATTGTTATTATTGACGAGTGTCAGAACTTGAACTTCCACGAACTTGATAGTATCATTACTCGTGTCGGACAAGATACTAAGATTGTTTTCTGTGGTGATGCAAATCAATCTGACCTTCAGAAAACAAATGAACGTACAGGTATCCTAGATTTCCAACGTATTCTGCAGAGAATGCCTGAGTTTTCTCTTATTGAATTTGGTATTGAAGATATCGTTCGCTCTGGTCTTGTCAAGTCTTACCTTATTAATAAAATCAATCTTGGTCTATGAAATTGTTTAATCATGTGGGACTAGATCCTATTGAAATGTCTGCTGAAATGGTAGATGGCAAACGTGTTTATCTAACACCGTCAGGAGATAAGTTTCCATCTGTCACCACCGTGATTAGTAACAATAGAGAGAAGAAAGCGGGTATTGCTAAGTGGCGTGCTCGTATTGGAGAGGAGAAAGCAAATGCAATCTCCTCTCGTTCTACTAATAGAGGAACCAAGTATCACTCCATCGTTGAAGATTACTTTAATAATGATCTTGATCTGAAAAAGTATAGTAAGTTCCCGCTTCCTGTCCTAATGTTCCAGCATTCTCGGGATATTTTGGACCGCATAAATAATATTTACTTACAGGAAGCGGCGCTCTACTCTAAGCATTTGGAGCTGGCAGGGCGTGTAGATTGTATCGCTGAGTTTGATGGCGTGTTATCTATTATTGATTTCAAAACTGCTGCTGAACCTAAGCGTGAAAAATATCTTTACGACTACTTCGTTCAAGAGACTGCATATGCATGTATGCTTCAAGAACTTTACGGGTTGACAGTAAAACAACTCGTGACAATCGTTGCTTGTGAAAACGGAGAGACTCAAGTCAAGGTGCTTCCACCTAAGAAAGAATATTTCATGAAACTAATGAGTTACATCGACGAATACCAGGAACGATATGGAGAAAAAACAATTATTAGAGGATAAATTTATGACATCTGCGAAATTCTCGCAGGAAGTGGAGAAGATTGCTTTACACAATCCAGATATGAATTATATTGATTCGGTTATCCACTATTGCGAGGTAAATGAAATTGAAATAGATAGTGTTGCAAAGTTAATTAGCAAACCTCTAAAAGAAAAACTTCGTTATGAGGCACAGCAACTTAACTTTATGAAAAAAACCAGTCGTGCAAAGTTGATGCTAGTATGAGCTTCTTTCAATCAGAATTAGTCCGTGGTGACATCCAAGACATGGTAGAGTTGCAGCAATTTTGCTTTCGCTCTGCCATGAATTTTGTTTTATTAGACGATAAAAGAAAACTAGAATACTTTGATAAGTTAGAACAACTTATTGAAAAGCAAAAAGTTTTTTACTATCGTATCAAGTTGAGTGACGATCCTGAAGCTGTCTCTGTCCTTGAGACCATGAAGCAGGGTATTGTTATGCTAGGAGCATCACCAGACATCACCGTAGAGCAGATGTTTGATGAGCTGCTGAACAAGGTCCACGTCATGAGGACCAAACTCCAAAGTGGCACAGAGGATTGACGCCCGACTCTGTGCCTGTTATAATGACTGAGTGATAGGGCATCACACAAACCAAATCTAAACCTAATCCAAGAAAATCCTATGTCTTTTGCAGATCTGAAGCGTAAATCCCAGAACAACTTCTCGTTCCTCCAAAAGGAACTTGAAAAATCTGCCAGCGGTAAGCAGGTTGATGAGCGTTTCTGGAAACCAGAGGTTGACGCTTCTGGAAACGGGTATGCTGTTATCCGTTTCCTTCCCGCCCCTGAAGGAGAAACTATCCCCTGGGCGAAAGTATATTCTCATGCCTTCCAAGGTCCTGGTGGTTGGTATATTGAGAACTCCCTGACTACACTCAACGAGAAAGATCCTGTTGGTGAAGTCAATCGCCGCTTGTGGAATAGCGGTACTGATGAGGATAAAGAGACTGCTCGTAAGCAGAAGCGCAAGCTGCAGTATTACAGCAACATCTTTGTCGTGAAGGATCCTAAGCACCCTGAGAACGAGGGCAAGGTATTCCTTTACAAGTATGGCAAGAAGATCCATGACAAGATCCTTGCTGCCATGCAACCTGAGTTTCAAGATGAAGACCCTGTGAATGTCTTTGATCTTTGGGAAGGTGCTAACTTCAAACTGAAGATCAAGAAGGTTGCTGGTTACTGGAACTACGATAGTTCTGAGTTTGATTCTGTCTCTGCCCTGAGTGCAGATGATGATGAACTGGAAGCAGTCTGGAAGAAAGAATACTCTCTTGAGGCATTCACTTCTAAGGATCAGTTCAAGACTTACGAAGAACTTGAAGCACGCCTGAACCTTGTGCTGGGTATTACTGAACGCCCTGCTCGTCAATTCATTCAAGAGGATGAAGAAGAGTTTGAACCTGTTTCTACTCCTGATCCTTCGTCCTTCCGCTCTCGTGTCTCTGCTACACCAGTTCCCGTGAAGCAAGAGGCAGTCGTTGATGATGACGATGCCCTGTCTTACTTTGCACGACTCGCTGAGGAAGACTGATGAAGTGGGCTCTGCTCCTTCTACTATCATCTCTTTTGTTAGTAGAAGGAGTACACCTCCATGCTCATTACAAAATGGATATGGATGTTGATAGTTATGTAAGAGAGTTCTTGAGAAAGAACCGTGATTTCAAAATTGACTTTTGAATTCTGAGATTGGGGAAAAAATTTTCCCCAATTTTTTTATCAAAAAAGTCGCATCAACCAGTCTGCTTTAGTCTTTGGTTAATGTAATCACCAGACTTCTTGTAGAGATTTCTTTTTCTAAAGTCATCTACAAATGATTGAAGATATGCTGGTTTGAGAAGATAGATTTCTCTCTTCTTCTCATTCTCATCAGTAAACCACTCAGCGATGGTAACGGGACGACAAATCTCGTTACCATTTTTTGTTTGTATAGAACCGTTGATATTCAGTTTCTGTGTGCTGTTATAGAATGTCTCATCTACACGTAAACCTGCAGGATACTGACCGATTTCATACGTTTCGTAGTGATGAATCGTATCGTATGGATCTTCGTATTCACTCTCTAGTACCTTGTAGATCTCAAAGTTACTCAGAGGCCAATCATATTCTGCATTCACTAGGTTATTAGTGAGAAGGATCACCCAGTCATAGAATGGATCGCCATATGCTTTATCTGCTAGAGAATCTGGTCTTTCACCATCTTCAATAGCATACTTCTGAAAGAAGACTGCATTAGAAAATATATCATCGTTGATCTTGTATCTGCGAAAGAAATTCTTTGCAGTTACAAAGTCTGACTCTGAGAAAGGATAACTGATTGGTTTCTCATCGTATGAGATATTAGGAACGATTGAAAAATACATTAGCGGATACTATTATTTGATACCTCGTCTGCAAATACCAACTTGGTCTCTTGGAAATTTAGTGCTAAATTAATAGCAACTGGTTGACCTAAATCATCACCAT